CTTGCACCTCTTGTTAATCCCGATAATGTTCCACCACTATTTCCTGTATAAGTTATTAGTTCAGAACCAATTTGTACTGTACCTGATGATGGAAATGATGTTGAACTTGCCATAGTTAATGAAGTCACACTTGCGTTTATTCCTGATGACAGTGTTGATGTAAATTGTCCTTGTTGTACACCTCCCCAAGATCCAAGTCCCCAACCTGTTGTTGCAACTTCAACTGCTGGTCCTACTGGATAATAAAGTTTTACTCTAATACCACCTGATGTTGATGCACCTGATCCTGATTCGTTAGATGCCATAGTCACTGTTAGTGTAGTAGTTGTTGGTATACTTGCTATTTGAAATTTTTTGTTGTCAAAATTATCTGAATTAAAATTAGAGTTTGTTATAGATGTAAAATTATCTAATAAAATAATATCACCTTTGTTTGCATTGTGTGCTGAAGCAAAAGTCAAAGTTACAGTTGCTGATCCGTTAGTTGTAGAGAATGCACTCGTTAAAGTTGTTGTAGATTTAATTGGGTGTATATCATAAAAAATACCACCAGAATAAGCGTATAATATTCTGTTCGTTCCCAATGCTGCAAACTTAATACCACTAGCATTAACAAAGTGATGCAATGCTGTATTACGTCCTGTAATATCAACTGATCCTAGTTGTGCCCAACCACCTATTTTTTCAGGTGTGCCATATCTAAATCTAACATTGTCGCCATCAATCCATTGGCCTTCGCCACCCGTTGATGTAACTTGTTTATTAAATCCTGGTTGAAAATTTACCTTCTGTAACATATAACCCTTTATATTACTAAAAGGCCCAGCTTACAAATGAATATCTAGTGCCTTTAGTTGCTTCTTTTACTTCGTGTGGATACATAAAGTTCGACGGAAATAAAAGTATATCTCCTGTTTTTAACTTAATTTCTTTACCTCTGCAATAGAATTCTGATCCTTCATAGTCTTCGTTAAGGTTTGCAACTATTGATACTATAGGTACCCCTTTCATTTGACCATCAAATATACTGTGGATATGATCATAATGTTCTCTCATCATAGTGCCAACAACATATCTGTTAAAACGTATTGGACTAAATTTAGAAAGAAAAAGTCCTTCTGTTTTTTCTCCTGGCCAAGTATGTTTAACTTGGTAATCTTCTAATGCTTTAATAAGATAAGGTGTAATTTTAGTTTGTTGTTCTTGTGTACAAGGCATTACATCTAATTCTTTTGTAGGTTCAGAACTACTCGTTCCTGTAGTATAGTTATTCCAAGTATGTTTTTTCCATTCTTTTTTATTACATTCATCTATTAATTCTTCACACACCTCTGTAGGTATATGGTTTTGTACGTATATATAATCTTCAATTGTGCTCATTTATTATTCTCCTTATATCTAGATGGGTTAAACTATCTTCACTACCTAATGTATCAATACTAAATGTATTAAATGACATACTAATTCTAGGTTCATCTCCCATATTTATTGGTACACTATGTTTTAGATTAGATGGAAACAATATAAGTTCTCCATCAATACATGGTAATAAAAATGTGTCTGAATTTAAATTGTTATATTTTTTAGGATCAAGTTTCATAGCACTTTGTATTGATTTAGAAAATTGTATTGGTGGTAATTTTGGATCTTGTTTAAAATAAAATACACCACTAATAATACTGTTAGGATGCACATGTTCATGATGTTTAGATCCTTTAGGGTTTTTGTTTAACCAACACTGTGTAACAACTAATTTTTGATTTGATTGAGATATATTTTTAGTAAATTTATTTAAACTTTCATATATAAAATTTTTTATATTTTTAAACTGTTCATGATTTAATAAATAAGTATCTTTAGATTTAAAATTTTTATTAGCTTTTTGTTCAATCCAATCTAATGTATCAATATATTTTAGTTCATCGACTAAAGAACTTTTATATTTTGTAATTAAAATTGGTGTAGGAAATATCTGTAATAATTCGTCTTTCATATATAGGATTATACTATATTATTTTATTATTGTAAACCACCATGTGAATCTGAAATATTTCCAATAGGTCCATATCCTCTAGTTGATGTTAAGTCTCCAAAATCAGCTGCATCACCTGTTGTTGCAATAGTTACATAATCCATTACATTTTGATAAACCCAACTACCACTTGGAGAGTTTTGACCTCCACCAATAACTCCTCTTACGTTAGAAGATGTTGCTCCTAAATAAGTTCTTGAAACTGTTAAATCACCAAAATCTGTTGCATTACCTGTCGATGCAATTGTAATATAATCAATTATATTAACATAACTTGGGTTAGTTCCACCAGCAAAACATCCACGAAGTGCTGAACTAAATCCTGATAAATAAGCTCGTGCAGATGTTGAATCACCAAAATCTGTTGCATTACCTGTTGATGCAATTGTAACATAATCAATAACATTAGAATGAGCTGGATCAGTATTACCTCCTCCAAAAACTCCACGAGTTCCAGATGCACATGCAGCAGGACCTTTTCTTGAAACCGTTAAATCGCCAAAGTCTGCAGCATTACCAACTGATGCCATAGTAATATAATCTATAACGTTAAGTAACGTTGGAGTATAACCTCCTCCAAATAATCCTCTTATTGAACTAGAAAGTCCAGCGCCTTTTTTAAGACTATTATTTAAATCACCAAAATCAGCTGCATTACCCTCACTTGCAAGTTCAAAAGAATTTATAAAATTTGTAAGAGCAGGGCCAACATCTCCACCTGCAGAAAAACCTTTTGTAAGAGAAGATGCACAACTATTGTAACCTACAATAGAAGTTATATTTCCAAAATCAGCAGCGTTTCCTAAAGTTGGAATATGAATTTTATCAATTCCACTTGTATAAGCACTACCATTATACCCAGCAACAAAAAAACCTCTTCCTGATCCAGGCATATAAGTTGCTGATGGACGTTGAATTAAAGTAAAGTCTAATCCACCATGACCATTAGAAGCACCACTATGTTGAATAAGTGCAGCCGTTAGATCTCCAAAGTCAGCAGCATTGCCTGCTGATGCAATGGTAACAAAGTCTATTACGTTAACAGCTGGATTAGCTCCTCCAGCAAATACACCTCTTATAGTATTACTTGTAGCTGCGGGAACATTACCTCTAGCAGAAGTTAAATCTCCAAAATCTGAACCTCCTCCTGTTGATGCTGCTTCAATAAAATCAATTGTATCTAGCTCACCACTACCATCTTGTCCTCCACCAACTAAAATTCTTGTATTACTAGCACAATTAGCATGATAAGATTTTCCTGAAGATAAATCTCCAAAATCTGTTACATTACCAAGAGTAGCTATAGTTGAAAATTCTATAGTATCTCGATAAGTAGCAGGAGCATCTTGGTCTCCTCCAGCATAAAAATTTCTAGTAGGAGTAGCTGCGGCTGCAGAATACCATCTACCAGTAGATAAATCTCCAAAGTCAACAGCATTACCAACACTAGAAATATGTATCATATCTATTACATCCGAAGGACTATACCCACCTGAAAACAATCCTCTTATTTGATTACCTCCACCTTCTTTAAGATGTCTAGCCGCTGTTAAATTTCCAAAATCAGCAGCATTTCCTTGAGACATTGTAGTTACATAATCAATAACATTACTATTTCCTGGAGCATAACCTCCTCCCCAAGCACATCTAGTGCTACTACCAGCAGCACCAGTTCCAGTTCTTGCCACAGTTAAATCACCAAAGTCTATAGCATTACCTGTAGCGGATATAGTTATAAAATCTATAATATTAACAATTCCAGGATTTCCTCCTCCAAACATTCCTCTGTCACCTTTTCTATCTTGATTAGCTCTAGCTAAATCGTATCTTTGTTTAATATCCCAAATAGCCATTATGTTCCTGTCCCATCATTTAAACCACCGTGAGATCCTGAATGACCAGCAACACCATTGGTTCTAGCAACTGTTAAGTTTCCAAAATCAGTAGCAGTTCCACCAACCGCTATTGTAAATTTATCTACTGCGTTAGTGGTGCTGTTAGAAACAGTACCACCCATAGCAAAACCTAATACGCTATTACTTGTGCCTGCTCCTAAATTATGAGTACCAGATAAATCTCCATAATCAATAGTATTACCTTGAGAAGCAATTGTTACCAATTGTATATCTGTTTGTGGTGATGGAGTTTGTCCACCTGAAAAAGTAGCTCTTGTGCTTGAACTAGCAGGAAAAAGATAACAATCACCTCTAAGCAAATCTCCAAAATCAATTGCATTACCTGTTGTTGCTATTGTTACAAAATCTATTACGTTAGAATCAGGATATCCTCCTGCAAATATTCCTCTTGTAGGTGAGCTACAAGCGTCAACACTTCTTGCAACTGTTAAATCTCCATAGTCAGTTGCATTACCAGTTGAAGCTATGGTTACATAATCAATGGTATTTAAATCTGGATTTTCTGCACCTGCGTGAGGTAAACCTCTAATCGAATTAGAAACTGCTCCCCCTTGTCCTCTAGAAGAAGTTAAATCTCCAAAGTCTGAAGCATTACCTGTTGTAGCTAAAGTAAAAAATTCTATAACATTTACTTTTCCAGGTGATTGTCCTCCACCAAATATTGCTCTTGTATGACTTCCCATACCAGCCAAAAGGTCTCTAGCTGAACTTAAATTTCCAAAATCAGCAAAGTCTCCATCAGAAGACATTATTGAAAAATCAACAGTATCAACATCGCCACCAGATCCTGAACCTCCAGCCGCCATCATTCTAGCACTTGCTACACGCCAATAGCCACCCATAACAGCGTCTTTAATATCTTTTAATTTCCATACGCCTTGGCAGTCATCTAGTTGTGGATAGTTAGCCATTTAAATTCCTAATCTATTTTTTTAGTCCAAATATGATTAGCTGCAGTAGTTTGATTAAAAGCAATAGCATCACCATTCTCATCAAAACCATCAGTCCACTCAGAAGTATAAGTATCTAAATAAGATTTAATTGCTGCTGCATTTGCTAATTCACCTAATCCAGTTTCATCTGATCCATCAACAGTTGCACCGATTAAATCCCAATCTTGAGGAGATGAACCACCATTTGCTTTTGCAAAATATCCACCATCAGCTATAAAAGTTGGAATAGTTCCACCTGCAGTTAAGTTATATTTAATTATTTTATTTGCCATTTGTTTTATCCTTATTATCTATTAGTTTAGTATTAAGCGACTCTTCATCGTACAGCTTAAATCCTCTACGTTCTGCAAACTTGTTTGCGTCTTGTGAAAATTTAGCTGCGCACGCTTCTAACCATTGCATGGTCATTTCATGTGTAGGCGCTTGGCCTTTATCCATCATATCATTTTCCATTTTAAGATATGCATAAACTTCAGCTTGTGCCTGTGCACTATTTATACCCATATCGAAGAGATAAATCAAGTTCCCTTCGTCAATAACTCCACCTCTTGATCTAGCTGCATTTAAGGCCTGTTTCATACAAGTCATAACATGGTAATTAGCTTCTTCTTTTTCATACTCTTCTTCAGTAATGTCTTCTTTACCTAGTTTTTTAAGAATACTTTTGTATTGATTTGTAAAAAAATTCATCTTTCTAATAGCGCCTGTAATAGAGTTTTGAATATTATTCATATTAACCTGTATTTCAAGAATCTCTGTTTCAAGTAATTCTTTTTCAAACTCGGTCATATCTAAGTCTGTTTTAAGTTTATGTTCTTTTTCTCTAAGCTCTATATCTTTTTTTCTCA